GGGCCTTTAAAATGTGTAGCCATGTTATACTCCTTTGCCTGTATAGGGCTTTCGTTACCTCGTCACTATACTGTACTGCCTAGCCAGCCTTGGTAACTATTTACTAGGTAGAGTGGGCGAACTAATTTCGCCCACTCTTAAAGTCTATGCTCCTGGTGAAGCAAAAATACCTCTCCAGTCAGAGAATCCAAATGAATATCTCTCTCTAGCTTTGTATCTTACATTACCAGTATCGAAGTCGCCTTCCATTGCAGTTCTGATTGGTGCTCTTACAAAATGTTTTAAGCCGTTTGGTGAATCAGTTTTAATGAAAAAAGCATCAGTATCAGTTAGGAAGTTGTTTACCACATAACCTTGTGGAACCATTCCCATGTTTCTTACTGCGTTTAAATCATTATCAGCTGTACCAACTCTTCCAGCAGATTTCATTAGTCTTTCTGCAACGAACTGAAGTTGAACAGGAATAATCATTTTTACTCCTTGTAGAGCAATTTTCATTCCTCTTTCGTCCTTCATATCAGCAATATCAATTAGCATCTGCTCAAGCGAAGTTTCGTTTAAGTCAGCTGCAGTCGATAGCTCGTTCTTTTGGTTTCCACTTAGCGTTGGGTGGTCAGTAGCACAAAGCTCCTTACCATCACCACCAGCAAAACTAGCATTGAACGCATTGTTCAATATGTTTGCTGCTTTAATTTGCTTAGTGTTAGCCATAGATCTTGCTAACGCTTTTGTGTATCTAGTGCTGATTTTGTCATAGAGGTTATCCTCTACAGCTTCTTCAGTTAGTGAGAAAGCCAAAGCAACAGTTTCGTGTGTGTACCTTGCAGTGAAAGTTTCTTGAGCGTCTTCGTATACAATACCTTGACCCTCAGGCTTTACAGCTGCATTGGCAAACCCACCAAGCATTACTTCTTCTTCAAAAGCACGATCAGAACTTTCCTCATCGAAAATTTCTGTGTGCTGGTTTTCGTATCGGTCATACTCTAACCCAAACAATGCGTTTAAGCCTGGTTCGAGTTCTTTGACCAATTGCATTCTTGAAATTACCATTGTTCAATATCTCCTTAGGTTTATACGCCTGCCCCGTTATTGTAATAAAGGTGCTCGTTGAACTTAACAATAAAGTTAGCGTTCGCAGAAGCAATATCACTATTATCGGGATCTTCTGAAATTCGGATTATTCTAAGTTGCGCAGTTGCACCAGCGGCAGAACCGAGCGTGTTTCTAGATTGTCCATCAACAGTAGAACCTGTGCCAGCTACGTGATCAGCGTTATCGCCGATAGCAGTTTGACCTAAAGTTCCATTGTCTTGAATTTCAAAAAGCATGTTTGGATCGTCATAGACAAATGCCTCAATATCACCACTAGAAGGCGTAATGCTTCCAGGATAATAATTTGAGAATGTCGGTTTTTTAGTAGTAGGATCATTATAGAAACAACCGTTGAAAACACCAACGTTAGCAACATCAGTAACAGCACTTAATTGTATTGTTCCTGCAGCTACTAGCTTTACAATATCTCCTTTAAAAATCGCAGTGCCGTAGCCATCTGCAATTTTGTACTTAGAGGTACCTTGTGTCATCGGAGCGCTTCCTAATCTACCTACTGGTCTCATACCGAATGGCGCGTTATTATTAGCCATGATTATCTCCTTACATAATTGTTATAACACACTCACCTCGAGTGTGTTAATTTTGTGTAACTATGTGTTAGAAAAACTTATTAGGTTTTCTTGCCACCAAATGTTACGCGAGAACTTCTCTCTTTCGAGATTGGCATGCTAGGATGTTGATCTTTCATAGGATCGTTTGCAATCGCATCATCTTTATCTTGCGTTTGTTTTGCAAAATAAGCTTTACGTTGTTCAACAATCTCATTAGGGATTCTTGCTAGCATTAAACCTCCTACAGCTATAACACCTTCATATCTACCTGTATCGATTGATGGCCATTCCATTTCCGGATATTCATCTGCTCTCACAAATTCCCATCCTTCTCGTAGTCTAGCTGAAACATTTTTTTGATCCATCTGTCCTACTGATTCGGCCCTTACCCATCTGTGCTTAAAGCCATTGGGTGCAGGTGGTGCGTCTAACTGAGACGGTGGAGTCCATACCTTAGGTCGCTCTCCTTTAGACCTAATTTCTGACTCGCGTGACGGTAGTTTATTTTTATTATTTGTATTCATATGCCTACTCCTTCACGTACTTCGCATATTCGCTTAGTGGCACACCTAATTTTTTAGCTATGGCAACTTGTGATGGTGTGAGTCTCACAGTACCTTTGCGCCTAGCCGATTGAGTACTCCGATTAGCGGAGGCCACAGTTTGCGTGGGCGTTAAAACTTGTTCGCCAAATTTATGAGGAAACGTGTCCCTCATTCTTTTGTCAATCTCACTATAGTACTCATCTGACTTCGTGTCAAATCCTTCTTCAACTAATTTTCTGTGAATTGAAAAAGATGTGAGTGTCATAGGTTCATCGCTTCCAAACCAATCGTTCTTTTCAGCCCAGGCTTCTGCCTTAGGATCTGGTGGAGCTTCTGGTTGTGGAGCTGGTTGAGGTTGTTGTGTAGGCATTTGAGGTTGATTAGGATCAACTCCACGTGCTTCCATTTCTTTTTTTAATCTTTCACGTTGATCTAAGCTTTTCTTTGCTCTATCAGCATCCACTGCTAAACGGGCTATTTTTTGCTGTGCTTCTACTTGTGCATCTATATCACCTGTATCCATAGCATCTTTTAGCTGTTTTTTAGCTTCTGCTGTTTGTGCTTCAACACGAGATGCAAATTCATTTACATATCCTGTGTCTAACAACTGAGTCTTTTGCTTTAATTTTGTTGACTCTTGTTGTAATCCTTGAGCAAACTCAATTGCAGCTTGTTCTCTTCGTTCAGATTCTCTAAGCTTTTTGGTTAATTTATCAATCCTTGATTGAACTTTTTTGCCGTAGTCCTCCATCTCTCCTTGAGATGCACTATCTTCAACTATTACTTCTTGTTGATCTTGTGGTTGAGATTCTACTTTACTTTCTTTTGATTCTGGTAGTTCCACATCTATTGATGGTCCATCTGATGGTAAATCTACCATGACGGCTTCAGCACTTTCTTGTGACTCTACCTTTGGTTGCGCGTCTGCAGGCATCTATCCTCTCCTGTTTATTTGTATTGCAAGATATCCTCTGGGTCTTTTACCACAGCAATTATCTCGTCTTCGTTAAGTATTCTCACTTCACCACCTTCTATACCAAAACGTGATCCAGCATAACGACCGAATATAATCCAGTCTCCTTTCTTACACCATGGTCCATTTGGATATCTCGTTTCATCTTTGTAACAATCTGGTCCTATTTTAAGAACCAAACCAGTCACTGTTGTATAACTACGCTCTTCCATTGTTTGGTCAGCTAATATTACACCACCTTTAGTTTTACCTTGTCCTTTGTATGGCAACACTAACAGACGCCAACCAGTAGGGTCTGGCAAACGCTCTATAATTTTTTCGTCAGGTAAATGTTCTATATCTTTTGTAGCTTCTTGTTGAATTTTTTTAAGAAATTTATTTTCTTTTTCTTCAGCTACTTTGTTGTTTTCATCAGCTTCTACTGACAAATCTTTTTCCTCTAACGCAAATACACGTTTAGGTAATTCTTTCTCCGTCATTGTTTTCCTCATCTTTCTGCAGGTCTTGAATCTCCTGTTCCATTATTGCATAGGCCTTATATTCGCCTACGGTTTTATTGTACTCATCCCAGCTAGGTAATCCAGCTGCTATGACTTCTTTCAACTCTTCCTTGCGTACTCTAATCTTTTTGAGGATTAAATAAATCGCAGTCTCATCTCTCATTAAAATGGTCTATATACTAACAGTTCCATTTACGCAAAGATTTATTTATTCTAGAATTAGGATCTTTAGCTGTCTTTGCACTGGTTCTTCTTTTTTTCATTCCTTCCATTCTTGCACAAAACGATTTACGTCTATTTGCAGCTTTGGAACCTTTTTTTAATTTTGATGGTTTTGTTGTTACAGCAGTTTTTAATTTAGAACCAGGATTAGCTGCACGATAAGATGCAACGCCTTTTTTGTTCAATCCACCAGAAGGATTTTTTCCTGCTTTTCTTTGCCATGCTGGTGTTTTAGCCATTCTTTTTTCGCACTATACTTTTTAAAGTTTTAGCTTGACCTGCATGTAATTTAGATGCTTTCTTCAAACCTTTAATTACTTTTTTTACTTTCTTCACGTTATTTTTTTTCATGATTTTTTCTTCTTTGTAAATGTTGATACGTTTGTTGGTTTACCACCTGGGTTACCAGCAGCTCTTTTTCTAGCTACTGCAGATCTTTTTTGACCTTTACTCATGGATCTTGCTTTTGATGATGGCACACATTTAGGATAGCCTTTTCTTTTTTCACCTTTGCTTCTACCACAAGGTTTATATCCGCCTTTACCATCAGGTGCACCAATATCCACCCATTTTTCTTTAACCCATTCACGTAGACCTTTTTTAGCCATTACGTAAATAGTTTAGTTTTTTTCCTGTTACCTTCTTTTACAGCACCACAGCCAGCAGAAATCATATTAGCGCCGCCATTGCTAAAATTAACTTTTCTTTGACTAGAAACTTGTTTTCTTCCTTGTGATATATCATTGTGATAACCTCCTGAAGCTTTTTTCTTTTTGCCACCAGGTGTAACCTTACCAGAACATACAGCACTAGCGTACATATTTGCATATGCACTAGGATATACTTTAAATTTTCTTTTTGCTGCTGCTTTACCTCTAGGACATAATTTACCCATTACTTTTTCTTTCCTCCTCTTTTATAACCCATCATACTTGGATCTTTTTTCATCATACCACCACCCATTTTAGCAACGACTTTACCACCTTTTTTCTTGTAACCCATTTTGGCTACAACTTCAGGTTTCTTTTTCTTCAATGCAGCTAATCCTTTTTGTTTTTTTGGATCTATTTTTTTCATAGTTATTTCCCCTTTTTAAATAATGACATTGCCGCAGGTCCAGCCTTCACGCCAAAACTTACTGAGCATGCTAAATACAATAAATGTTTATAATAATCTGGTAAAGAATGCAAGGCTTCAAAGCCTTCTTTTATGTGTGGTGTCCA